TTGTAATGCGACATCGTCCGTAACCACCTCTTCCTCTACCACTTCCACGTTCCCGTTCCCGTTCTCCACCATGTCAATCCTCCCTCGTTTTATTCGGAATCGAAATACTCACGTAGCATCTCTTGCAGTATGAAGCTCTCGCTGCGCTTGTTCAGCTCGCACGCCTGCTTCAACAGTTCAAGCAGTCGCACGCCTTCGTCTTTGTCGTCGTTGAAATACGCGTGCTTGATTATCTGTTCACGATCTAGCACCTCGTGGATACCGAATGGCCCCATGAAAACACTCACGCCGTCATCGTCCACAAAAGGCTTGCCGCCCTGGTTCGTGATGTTTGACGCTTTCAAGCGCTTCTGCCGCCCTGGTTCGTGATGTTTGACGCTTTCAAGCGCTTCAAGCACATGAGCTTGATTTTGTCGAGCATCTCGAACGTCTTTTCTACCGCCGCGAAACGTTCCTCTATCTCTAACGCGGTCGGGTACTTCGTATACACTTGTAATGCGATGTCGTCCGCCACTACCTCTTCCTCTATAACTTCCGCGTTCCCGTTCTCAGTCATTGTCTTCCTCCTTATGCGCATTTAAGCGTCAAATATTTTTAAGCTCGACCTTTCCTATCGCATCATTCCACGATGCCCTTACATCAAACTCTTGAGCAAACAGAGGCATGTTGTGGCAAAAGTTGTTTAGTTCGCTCACTGGTTCTTTGACCTTATATTTAAGGCTTCTTAGGATTTTAACTCCTTCCTGTTGCCGCACTATTTCTCTTGTCTGTTCGGCATCAAGGACTTTCTTCCCATGTTCTTCGATTGACCTATTGATATGAGCATAAAACTTCTGCCATGCCTTCGTGTCGGTCATTTTCTTTAACTCACTAACTGCGTCTAGCTTTTCCTTGTAATCAGAAATAGCCTCCTTCTTCCTCTCCGCGTCAATCTTCTTACCGTTCTCCACCATGTCAATCCTCCCTCGTTTTATTCGGAATCGAAATACTCACGTAGCGCCTCTTGCAGTATGAAGCTCTCGCTGCGCTTGTTCAGCTCGCACGCCTGCTTCAACAGTTCAAGCAGTCGCACGTCTTCGTCTTTGTCGTCGTTGAAATACGCGTGCTTGATTATCTGTGCCATTATTTACCTCCCTTCTTATGTATTAGCCGCATTTCTATCCACGTGTCACCGTTCCAGATAGATAAATCGTCACCCGGACCTATCATGCCTATCCATCCCGTGTCTTCGCCTTGATTTCTGTCGGCATCATAGTGTCTTGTAATCCTCACCCGTCCCGGCCCATTGTCGGGCATAGGGTTGTTATCTTTATACTTGAACGCTAACTGCTGACCACATACAACCCCGATGACAACCGATACCAGAACAATCGCCGTGATTCTCATACCACCCCCACATACTTCAACTCGATAGTTTCGTCTAGTTCGTTCAGCTTCATCGTAATCCCGCCCTCGATGAGGTCAAGTACCGATATTTCATCAATCCCATCGGCTCTCATCTTGTCCTTGATCCTATCGTTTGTATCGTCTGGTATTGTTACTGCGAATATGTGTGTGGTGGTGGTCATGGGGTCTCCCTTAGAACGGTATGTCATCACTATCAATCCCGCTGTCAATTGTATGGAAACACTCAATATAGCTTTAGAGATATGATTTGACCTTATCGTAAACATCCACGCCGTTATGTTTTTTGCTTATTTCTCGCGATGAGGTATCCCCACCTGAGTAGAAGTGGATAATGTCATCGCCTATACTTATGTCTGTCAAGTTTTCGAGATTTATCAAAACATTCCCAACTTTTATCCAATACATTACGACTCCCCTCCCGGACAATCATCTGGACCCCACGGGCACCCTATGCAGCTACCGTCACATCTTTCCATTATGAGCCTCCTTTTCTGTCTGACCAACACCCAACCATCTTCAATCGAGTGGGGGAAAGTTTCCACCACCTCCATGCCCTCTTCAAGTAACTCTAGCGCAATCTCTTTCGGTATTTTATTGTGCAATGACTTTGACACATAAAGCGTGTCCATCCCTCGTCGAGCCTCCTTTATTTCTTTTTGTCTGGCGTGAACTTGATTTCAAGTATTCCATAAATGCTAGGCTCTTTGTCGTTGAACCTTTGCCCCGCAGTGCTGTCCCTGACTTGCTTTTTAAGGCCTAGCACTTTTCTTGCAATGGAAGGACACAAGCCGTCGTTGTTCACCTCTTCTAATATATAATCCCCAACCCAATCACGATAAACCCGTACTCTAATCTTCATGCTCACTCCCTCCCCATTAGTACCACATCTCCATCGGCGGTACGTCAGAATAGTCTTGACCGTTGTCCATGCAATGTTCGCAGTATTTCCCGTCATCGAACGGTGGCATCCCGCAGATGATACACTCTTCGGTTGGCATTAGGTGGTCTCCTTAGTCATTGAAAATATAGTAAACTTCATCGCTCACTTTGTAATAGTGGTTTGGTTTCTCTGGTTTGTATGCCCCGGCTTCAGTGACAGTCAACTCGCCCCACTCAACAACCATGTTCAAAGCGTCTCCATAACTCAAACCATCAAGCAAAAGACTATCCACAAGCTCTTTCACAGCAGTTTCGAGTAGCGGATGCTCAACGATTGATTCTTGCTGAAGCCCTAGGGGTGTTGAAATATAAGCATTCTCGCTGATATACACCCCTAGCTTGGCGTCAGAAATACAGGAAAGTTCTCCGCAGTAAAAACGAATCTTCTGAGATTGCCCCAAGTGGGCGTCAACGATGGTTAGTTGCTCTTCTTCGGCTACCAACATACCCCCGAAATCAGCAGTTAATGAGGATAGCGTATCAACAAAAAGTTCCCTTTTTTCGCCGTCTGTTAAATCACGCAATTCCTCAATACTTCTTATATCCATAGCATTGTAAAAGCAGTTTGTTGTTTTTCTTTTACCCCTCCCGCTATTGAGATTCAAAAACATCTTCTGATGTCGTTCCGTTATTTGTTCGTTCTCAACCCAGAAAATATCCATGCGCCTAATCCCAATATCCTCGCAGAAGCTCGGTAGCTTATGCCCTCGCGGAGCGTGTTGGTTTCCTCTTAGAAACGCCCACCCTCCTCCCCCTGGGAATGTTCTTAGAAAATCAAGCTCGTCCGGTATCGGCGCAAAGCAACTCATCACTTCCCCTCCCTTGTGGCTTTGGAAATGGCTTTACCTGCGGCCCCACCTTCTTCTCGTTCGTCTTGCACAGGCGACCACAGCGCGTTAAATTGGTGATTGCGCGTCTGATACTGGTAAGAGGTGCCCGCGTTATCATGCACTCATACGCCTCGCTCGGGGTCAGTCTGCCGAAGCCTTCAAATACCTTGAGGACGAGTTGGTCCTGTTTCAAGGTTTTGGTGCGGTACATCTCCAGTTGTTCGCCGTTCTCTTGCGTTGTGTTGTAGTAGTTACCGACTGCCATCTTTACGCCCTCCCGTTAGAACATCTTTGTTTGCTGTATCGCCGTTCTTGTAGCGTCAAGTCCATCAAATAGCTTCCCTTGTTGTTTGTTGATATCAATCCACTCGGTAGCCTTTTTGAAAAAGTCCTTTTTTATTTCAAATCCATAGCCCCTCCGGTTCATATTGTGCGCAGCAATCAAAGTCGAACCACTGCCAGCAACCGGGTCAATCACAACGTCATTCTCGTCGGTGAATATTGCAATCAACTTTTGTAATAATTTTACCGGCTTTTGCGTTGGGTGGATCTTCATGTATGACTGTGTTTTATCGTCCATCTCCCAATCAATGATGTTGAAAACCATCTTCCCGTTGTTTCTGAACTTCGGCAGTTTGTCACGATACAAAACAAGACCATATTCAGCGTTACCAACGATACGCATATTTGCTTTCAATACTTGAGCAGAGAAGTTCTTTCTAAAAACTAGATTAATATAGTTGTTCAACCCGTATTTCTTGGCGAGTTCAATCAAGTACATCTGCTGGTCAAACGCACAGAACACAATCATGGCGGGTGCGGAGTTTTTTTGTTTCGGTTCCTTTCTCATCATCTTATTGCAGAAGTGCATGAACTCCGCCGGTCGGAAATCCTTGTCAGTATCAAAAAACTCTTTATTGGCTTTGTCGCTCTCGCCTTTTTTGTTGTCTCCGTCCACATACCAAGACGGGTTAGACCCATAGGCGTTCTTGCCGACATTGTACGGAATATCAGCAATGACTAATTGGGCTTTAGGAATATTGTATCCTTTGTAGTTTTGAAAATGATCGTTTATTAGCACCGTGTCCTCCGCGTCCTCCCGTGGGTGGTTCCAAACTGGAACATGCCACCTACGCCAAATGTATGAGCGACTTCTCGTCTTTCCCGTTCCCGCCGGACTCCCACCCATGTATCTCTGTCTCGCTGATGATGACTTTCTTCTGGTCTTCCTCCGGCACCGCTTCCTCAACGAACGCCTGTGCCAGAGACTTGTTCTTCCAGACACCGTACATCTTGTCGATGTACTCGGTATCGTCAACCACGATCGTTCGTGCCACTACCACTACTGTTCGCATTCTTCGCTCCTTGTCAGTACACCAGATTTTTTTATTGCCGCTTTTAGTTGTTTAGCGCAAGCAAGCCCGCAGTCTTCCCATAGCGCCTCTTGGCAAGCCTCAAGCAACTCAGGTGCGGCGGCGATTAGGCGGGCGTTAGCTTGGCACTCATCACTATCTAGTCCACAGTGCCATACGATACCATCTGCATCAGCGATTTCTGCAACTGTCCGCATAGGAGAGCGAACTTCATCGAATCGTTCATCGAATTTCCATTCGCCCGGCGTATGTTTCTGTTCTGTCATATCACCCTCCTATTATAAGTCCAAAAAGAGGACGGGACGAAAGGTGCAAGGGGAGTTGCGTTTTGGGGTTGTTCGTTGGTAGGAATGTCCCGCCCTTTTGAATTTGATGATGGCATTGTTTTTATTAGTCCACGCCTCTCCAAGCACCCACATATTGCATCTGGGTTGGCATTTGCGTCGAATGTCCCCGGTGTTCCGTCCCAAAGAACATGAGAACCGCAAAACCCACAAGTTCCTACATACATTTTTTTCATTACACACCTCACCTGTATCTGTCGTAGTTATCCCTGCTAGCCTCGTCTCGGACTTGAGCATCGTAGGCACTTAATTCATGCGACAATTCTGTCTCGCACGTTCTTGAGCCACAAATACCCACCGTCCGACCGCCAAAACACATACTATTATCAGTCTCTTCTCCGCATATTTCACAGTTCAACATTTTAATAGCCCCCCTTTTCATATAAAACTCCGACATTCTCAAGAGCGTGTTTCTCATAATGACAGATTGCCTGATTGACAGCTTCTTTCTTCCCCATCTTTTCAATGAAGGCAATTTCATAATTTACATCAGCAAGCAGAACTTTTGTCGCTTGTCTGATGTGTCTTCCGTTCCTCGCCTTCAGTGAATAATTCGTTACTGTCGCTTTCATTTTCTTGCCCCCTTGCGTTTTTTGTACTTCCTTATCTTTTCTAATCTCATCATACCCCACAACTGATAGTTTGTCAAGTCTTTTTTTCATCTTTTTTTTCGTGCGCCGCAAAGCCTTATGCCATGCGGGTTTCCGGGCGAATCAAACTGAGGGTTGGGCTGAATAAGTATTTTCAAGGCGCCAACTCCCTACTGAAACAGGTCGAAAGTGGGGGCGATTCAGTAGGCTAAAGTATTTTCAAATTCGACTTGACTTTTCTCGGGGGATGTGTATAATGATAGAGGATTACATTGAGAGGATGCAAGATGCAAGCTAACAAAATATCAAACAATCTGACCCGGCAAGCCGCCGTCCTCTCAATGCCTACCTCGTAGGTTTGTGTCTGCGGTGAGCCGGGTCTTTTATTATGGAGGTGGCATGAAAGCACCGGAAGCAATAAAAGCATTGGAATGTAGGTACGGAGACCATATAACGTTCTCGGAGGTCAAGGACGGTCCGACTTGGGGTGTGCGTCACCGGCGGGTAGATTTCATTGCTATCAGTAAAAGCTGGTCAAATCTCTGTACTAAGATTTTCGAGGTAAAGGTTAGCAGGTCAGATTTTCTGAATGACAAGAAGTGGCCTGAATATTTAGAGTTGGGTAATGAATTTTATTGGGTCTGTCCAAAGGGCATGATAAAAAGGAAAGAGGTGGATAGCAGGTGTGGACTGATTTACGTTTACGAAACGGGAACATGCCGGACTGTTAAGAAAGCGCTTTTCCAAGATAGAGACCCAGACCCATATTTATTGCTCTATATTCTAATGTGGCGACACGGCACAAAAGAGGCTAAGAGTAGCCGCGAAGACCGCATGAAACACATAAAAAAAGAGATCGCGGATAGGGATGAGCTAGGCAAGCTATACAGCTTTTTCGTTTCCGACAGACTGGCTGGGGCTAATCGCGAAATCCGCATCAAAAGAGACGACCTTGCTCAATTGGAACATAGCCTAAAATCTATATTGGGCTGGCTTGAAAAAAAGGGCATGGCGGCAAGCCAAGCTGTCGCAATGCTGGAAAAGACCGAGGATGTGATGGACTTAATCGAAGAAGTCAACAAGCATCACGTTTATAGCGTGAAGGAAATTTTAACCAAAGCAAGGCTTTTACACTTAGGGTGGGGTACAAAGAGAAACATAGATGACACGATTATCCTTTTGGAATCAATCAGGGGGGCGATTGTTGGGGCTTCTGGATGACTGAACTTGACGGCTGGGTCGGCGTATTCAGAGAGCTTTTGGATAGTCCCAAATGGCTCAACTCAACACCCGAACACAAGTGTATTTTGGTTGCAATAATCCTTCTTGCTAACCACGAAGAGAACAAATGGGAGTGGCAGGGCAAGACTTTCAAGGTCAAGCCTGGGCAATTTGTGACCAGTATTGATACCCTCCGTAAAAGGGCAGGAAAAGGGGTCAGCACACAGAATGTCAGGTCCGCACTAAAACGTTTTGAAAAACTCCAATTTCTAACATGCAAAGCAACAAAGACGGGACGGGTGATAACTATCTGTAATTGGGACAAATGGAGAGATAAACAGAAATCAAGTAACATAGAGAGCAACAAAGATGTAACAAAGGTGCAACAAAGGTGTAACAAAGCTGTAACACCTAACAAGAATGATAAGAATGATAATAATGATAAGAAAGAACCTAAACCTATAGCGAAGTTTGTTCCTCCTTCGATTGAACAGATACAAAAGCACATTGATGAGAAGGGATATACGTTTTCTGCCGAAGCGTTCCATGCTCATTACGATTCTAACGGATGGATGATTGGGAAGAGCAAGATGAAGAAATGGAAAGCGGCTTGTGTGACGTGGAAATTAAACCAGAAGGAGAATGCCACATCCTTCACCCCACCCGACATCAGCGCGGAAGAGTACGAAAGCGGTATCGCAAAGAAATAATTGGAGGAGGAGAGCATGATTAAAGAATGTGGTTGTAAGCACGAATATCAGGACAAGAAGTACGGAAAGAGCATGAGGGTTCACAATAGGATGAAAAAGGATGGGTCAACAGAATGGCGATGTACCGTTTGTAGCAAAGAAAAGTAATCTGCCAGAGAACATCCTAATAAAATAAATCCTAAAAAGTCTTGACTTTGTATTTAGAGTGTAGTATAAACAGATTAACATACTCGTCATGCCTCTACCTGCTCGCCTCTCGACGATGCGGGATGGTTATGCACACTTTGGGCGAGTCTTTACAGCCTCCAAGTCTTCGAGACGCTAATGGGGGCTTGATTACTATCACACGGACGTGTTTACATAGACCACATGGGGGTTCGTATGACTGTCAAGTACACTGCTGCTCAGAAAAAGAAGGTAGCCGACCTCGCTTCACTCAACTGTCAGACTGGCACTATCGCAAATATTACTGGTATTCCGTACAACAGCCTCAAGCGTCACTTTGGCAATATATTGACCAAAAAGCGTGCAGAATACAAGGCTTGGCTCAGGAAAACACAGAAAGAATTAGCACCCAAGAACCCTGCAATGGCTATATTCCTCGGCAAGAACGTACTCGATCAGACTGACAAGCAAGAAGTCACACACGACATACCCGACGACCTGAAGGGGCATCTGGACAAGCTGTTCCCTATTAAAAATATCTAAGCCGATACACACGCAGACACGCCGAATACCGGCGCTCGTAGCTACGGCACAAACACTTATGCGCATAGTCGAGAACACAAGACCCATAATCGAGAAGATGTCGCTGTTCGACAAGAAGACCGGACAGAACATCCCTTTCGCATTATGGCCCCGACAGGTCGAATTTCTCGACGAGATACACACTCACCGCAAGGTTGCCTACCTCAAGAAACGCCAGGTCGCTGGCTCGTCACTCACCGGCGCGGACTCCATCTGTCAGTGCGGACTCATCCCCGAGTTCCTCGTTCTCGCGCTCTCTAAGACAGGTGAGGACTCCGCCGAGTACCTTAAGCGCATATCAGACATGTACCACAGCCTGCCCCCGGTTCTAAAGGCAGCATGGCCTCTGGCTAAAGAGACAGCCGATAGGATGGTGTTCAAGAACGGTTCCCGCATAATGAGCCTCTCAGCCCAAAGAGGGGCCGGTTTCACGGCAAACAGAATTATTATTGACGAAGCCGCTTTCATCAAGAGCAAGACCGCGCACATTGACCTTGAGACCGTCATCAAGAACGTTGAACCCGCGCTCGACAAGGCCGAGGGACAACTCATCCTTGTGACCACGGCAGACGGCTACGATGACTTCTACGACATCTACAAGCTCGGTGAAGACCCGGAGTCTTCATGGGAGTCGTTCTTCTTCAGTTGTTGGGATGACCCGACCTTCAGCGAGGAGAAGCGGGAACAGATTGTCAAGGATCACGGCTCCGACCACGCGAACTGCAACTATCCCCGGACCGCTGAAGAGGCTTTCTTAAAGAGCGGACGCTGTTTCTTCAGCTCCGACATACTGCACGAGATGATAGCTGGCATGGCTAGACCGGGACGCAATGGTCGGCTGATAGAGATACACAAGAACGTGTCCTTCCAGGAAGACCCGGACGGACTGCTCACGATTTGGGACAACCCCCGCCCATCGGTTGACTACATCGCCGGGGTCGATGTCGCGGAAGGGATAGAGGTACGTCCGACCGAGAGGGAGCGTGACTTCTCGACGATCGTGGTGTTCGATAAGAAGTCCATGCACCAGGTCGCTGAGTACGAGTGCCGCTACGAACCAGAGTTCTTCGGTGAAGAGGTCAACAAGGTCTGTCGGTACTTCAACAACGCTTTCGTTGGGGTAGAGAACAACAACCACGGACTGACAACGATACGCAAGCTCCAGTCAGTCTACGGCGAGGCACACATGTTCTACATGGACCAGGTGGACGAGGAACGCCAGGTGCGGAGCAAGAAGTGGGGATGGTCGAGCAACAAGAAGTGGAAACCGCCGATGCTTGACGAGCTTGACCACTGGTTCAGGAACAGCCTCATAGAGGTCTACAGCGAGAAGACGCTCAAACAGTGCGTGACGTACATCGAGAACGCTGACGGGTCAACCGGGGCGCAGAGCAAGTGCTTTGACGACCTCGTGATGGCTCTCGGGATATGTCTACAGATGCGGAGGTACAGTCCCGCGAACATCATGGAGGACGTGGACATCGGTGACTACTACGTCGAGTATAACGAACTGATGAGGGCGGGATGAGTGATACTATATCGGCGCTGTCTTTGTGGGCGCTGTTGGTGCTTACAGTCATAACTCTAGCGTATATTGCTATCGTGGCAATCAAGGAGAAACACCATGTCAGATGACGACAAATGGACGGAACCGCAACCAGTACCAAGCACGAACACGGAGCCGCATAGCATCTCCGGTGGCATGAAGTATGATTCCGATGGGACGGGGAAGAAGGACGATGACGGCTCATCCAATTAGTCCGTACAGACGCAGACAGCTTGAGGACATGTCTGATACCGAGATAAAGGCATTGCCAAAACACATATTGTCACAGAACGGCAAGGATTTGTTTCTTTCTATCGTGCCGAAATGGGAGAGAAAACAGAATGGTTGAACGATTAGCACCAGGCGAAGGCAAGGAAGTCACGAAGGAAGAGAAGTATAGGCTTGATGTCGTGACGCAGGCTGACGAGAAGGAACAGCCGAAAGACGAGGAGAAACAGGGCATACAGCCGTTCTCCCCGCTCGACATAAGTGAGGACATGAAGAAGGAGATTGCCAAGCTCGTGATGAAGGAGGTCCGGGCTGACAATCCCGAGCGTAAGGCGTTCATCAAGCACTGCCGGAAGATGCGCCAGCGGTATCTCATGGAGGACTTGAATCAGTCCGCCTGGCCCGGTGCGTCCCGGCGTAGGACAGCAGGCACGACAATCCATGTCAATCGTCTCATGCCGCGCATACACAACGCCGTATGGGACAACGGTCTCGTTATACGTGCGACACCCACCTTGATAGAGTCCGAGGACTTCACACCGCTCCGCCAGGAACAACTGGGCGATATCGCCAAGAAACACGAGCGGTTCCAGGACTTCGAGTTCCGTGAACGCATGGACCTTGACCAGGGCGATCTATCGGACAACCTCGAATACGACAGCACCATGCTCAATCACGGCATACTAAAGAACAGTTTTGTGTTCGATGAGGAACGAAAGGAAGAGATAATCACCTACGAGACTGCGAACGAGGTGATACTCAAGTGGGGCGAAGACGTACTATTCAGATACCCGAAACTCATAGAGGACCTGTCCGGGATACCAATAGCCGACGCGATAGAAATAACAGCCGCAGGACAGAAGCTCCCTGAACTGCCTGAGGGAGACCGAAAAAGCATCCGTATCCTCGAGACGTACTGGGATGTCAAGGTCGGTCAGCGCGGCGAGAACATCCATCCCGGCGACATGGTGTGGGCGCGGGGGACAAAGAACTGGAAGAAGACACCGCTTGCCGCGCACAGGCTCAGGATGCGGAAAGACGAGATACTGCGGAAGATACGTGACGGGTTCTTTGAGGACATACCGGAGGACGAACTGTTTAAGGGCGATAAGGACAAGAAGAACGTCGATATCAGCAAAGAGTACGACATCTGGGAGGTCTATCTCCTTTACGACTACGATGAAGACGACTTAGAAGAGAAGGTATTGTGCTGGATATTCGCTGGCGATGATGGTAGCGGGCAGAAGTATCTCCGGGGCATCCGGTACCCATACACCCACGGTGAACCGCACACGATACTGTTCGGGATACAACACCGACGCTATGGGTTGTACACGATGGGACTCGGTGCCATGCTCGAAGGTATGTCTTCGAGTGAGGACATGATGACGAACGCTATCACGAACGCTTGGCAGCAGGCGGTGGTGAAGGCGTGGAAGGTCGTCGTTGACGGGTCAAGCCCGTTCAGACCACGGATACACAGGTTCTTCCCCGGCGCTATCATGCCAGTGAAAGACCCGAACGAGATAACGGAACTCGCGCAGTCGGACATACCAAGCTCAAGCATCACCTTGCGTGAGGACAACCGCATGGAAGGCGAGATGCTCGTCGGCGCTCCGAGGGGGTCGTTCTCGGGACAGGTCAATCAGCAAGACCCGCGTGGGCCGGCGCGTAAGACTGAGGTTCTTCTCGACCAGGCGCAGATCAACGTCGCGGACTACGTGAAACACTACACGGTCGCTCTCCGTGACCTAGCATACCAGACACAGAGCAACTACTATCAGTTCATGGACGATACCGACAAGATAAACTTTCGGGACGATACGGGGCTCTCCACGCTCTCAAAGATGGAACTACGGACAAAGATGCGCTACACGCTCGACCACGCCATTAAGGCGGTTAACGCGAAGGATTTGGCTCAGTCAATGGTGGCGTTCGAGGCCGCACTTGTAGACAACCCGATGTACGTTGGCAACACGAGCGCACGTGCTTTCGTCTACGAGACGTTCGTTGAGAACTTTGACCCGATATTCGCCCGGAACATGGACAGGATGGTGCCTGAGGGTACAGAGGAACGCATAGAGCAGGAACGGCAGGCGAATGAGGCGGCACAGGCAGAGGCTCAGGAGATAGAGCAGGCGACGGAAGCGATACAGTTCGAGAGGGGTTTAAGTAAACAAGACGCAGAACGCGAGGCTGTCGCTGTTGTTAGAGGTGAGGCGGCTGTAGCGTAAAAAATAAGGAGGGGATAATGTCAACAGAACAATCCCAGGAAGAGTACAGTAATTGGTTCGAAGAGCTTGACTCAGGAGAGAGGGAACGCATCACGCAGGTGCTGTATGACAACATACACTCGCCTGTCATCGCGGTTCTCAAGGAGGCGTACGGGTACCAGAAGAGGTTTTTAGAGACAGAGCTGAACAACATCTCGGCTATGCTCCCGGCCGACATACGGCATATGTGGAAGGACATCATCGAGGGCAAGATAAAACAGCTTGACTCTAACATCATGGACCTCGACGAAGAGGTGCTGCACGCGACGCTCGACAGCATCACAGCCGAACGCGAGATGCTTGATAACATCAAGAAGAAGGAGCGGCGCGAGATAAAGGAAATCAAAGAGGCGGACGAACTGAATGAAAAAGAGGGATACATCCCCGGCGAAGACGACTGAGGATAAGATAGAGAATATCCTTGACGTGTCTGCACGCTTCTTTCGGCGCATAATAAACGACAAGCCCGACTATCACGGGTCGGTGACGTTTAATTTCAAAGACGGAGGTTTGACACATCTGAACGAAAAAAAGTCAATAGTTCCGACTGATATAGAATAACTATACAGGCGATTAGGAAGAACCTAAGCCTCGTTGATGGTAAGTGAGTCGTATCCCCGATGAAAACGGATACGTGACCATCTGCGGGGCTTTTCTTTTTGCTTCCACGTCTTTAGTACTGGGGCACCCTAGCCAGTCAAAAAACAGGGTCTAAAAACACTAAGGAGGAAGTCGATGAGACGGCACTACGAGGAAGACCCGTTTGACCTGCAACTATTCGCAGATGATGACGGGGACGAAGTAACGGAAGGCGAAGAAGTTGACGGAGGTGGTACGGACGATGCGGGCGCCGATGAGACGGAAGCCCAAGAGACAATAACCGAGACCATCGGGAGCGTTGAGTACGTCAAGGACAGCGAGGGAAACTACTGTCTTGATAACGGCGAAGGACGGCTATTCGCAGTACTCGACCATAAACGCGTACCGTTCAGGGACCGCCTGGGCGAAGCTGAGAAGACGCACGGTCAGGAGCGCGACGACTGGCAGAAACGCATGTCGGAGACCGAGACGTTCTACAAGGACGAGATGTCCCGGAGCCGACCCGCGTCTGCGAGCCAGCCCGAGATGACCGAGGAAGAGTGCTATCAGCGGTACGGGGTCAGCCTCGAACACCGTAGGAACCAGGTAGAGGACGCGCGGGCTGAGTTCGAGGGCAAGTTCGACGCTCTTGAAGCTGAGAACGAGAAGGACACCGCATGGAATACGGTGCATCGTGAGCTTGAGGGCTTAAAGGCAGACAGCAACTACACCCAGTTCTTAGAGGACGAGGATTTCATGGTTGCTCTGAACAAGCGCATGATGGAAATCAAGGTTAGCGACGCGGTAGCTGGCGGCACGGTTAGAAGCCTAGTCAACGAACTTAAGGGCGAGAACTTCGAGAAGTACGCATCAAAGTTCGAGGCGCGGGGTACACGCAAGGCCAACGAGAGGCGCGAGATGGTCGGTGCAATAACTCCCCCGGCATCCACGACAGGCGCGAGACGGCCTGGTGGCGGCCCGGCGATCACCGAGGAAGTCAAGAGCTTCGCCAAGATGATGAACATGACGGAGAAGACAGTAGCGAAGATGTTTGCAAAACGCGAGAAGACGAACGCGGAAAGGCTAGGAGGAAAGCAAGATGACCGAAAACAAAGCGGAAGGTAAGGCAACGAAGACGGCAACACAGAAACCGAAGAAAAGCAAGGAACGGTTCAGAACGAACACTGTAGCTAAGTGGGAAAAACTCGTACTGCTCGGGCATGTGCCGATCGAGATACGCGGCGGCAAGAATGTCAGCGAGATAGCGAGTGAAGTATTGACCCACAAGGTTTACACGTTCGACCTCTCCCCGGAAGAGGCTCTGGTAGAGCTTGAGAAGTCCCCGGAAGAGGTAGACAAGCTGTTCTAGCGGAAAGGAGAATAAGCAATGGTTAACAGATTAGGAATGAACATTTCGAAAGTCGCTATGGGGTACAGTGGCGAGGGCGAGACCAAGATAGTGAACCTCCCCTGCTCCGCATCCTTGGCGTTCACGAATCAGGGTGGCAAATGGGTCGATTATGACGGGAGCAAAGACCTACAGCTTGCGACGAGCGCGTCAACTACGCTTGTTGGTTGGGCGAAGGTTGGTGAGTTCACCGCGTCCTCGACTGCTGGCGCGACCCGTGTGGACGTTGACCAGTCCCTTGATTCGAGCTACTGGATGAAGGCTGATGCGGCTGTGACGGAGAGTCTCGTACAGAGCATCGCAGGTCTTACGACCGACGCGGCTGGCAACCAGATCGTTGACGTGACATCGCCTGCTCAAAACACCCTGACCATCATGGAAGTCGATGTTCAGAACCAGCGGGTTAAAGTACAGAACGTCGCACTCGACACGACCAGCTTGTAGGATTCCTAATGAAAGGAGGAAGGTAAGATGGTAGCACCGGACACCACTGTAACTGATTTTCCAGAGGCCATGAAGGCCGATTCATACGAGATGTTTTGGGAGAGATACGATTCGCTCCCGAAAGTCTTTGACAGAATTTACAACGTGAAAAAGACTGACCGTCTCTACGACAAGTCAACCTCTGCCGTTGGTAGCGGATTGCTTGAAGAGAAGACCGAGACGGGCAATCTAGCTGAGAAGAAACCCATCCAGGGGTTCACCGTGTTCTCGAAAGTCCGGGAATGGGGCAAGATCATGTCCATATCCCGGTCGATTAAAGACGACACGATGAAACTCGGGAACTTCTTGAAAGACCAGATGCCGACCATTGGCACCGAGGTCAACGAGACGATGGAGACCTTCTACGCGCTGCCCTTTAATAAAGGGTTTTTGCTCGCAGGCCACACGGTCTTTAACGGTAGCGTCGATGGTTTGACCGACGCGCAAGACCCGTCAGGGGACAAACTGTACGACTCGACCGTGCTGTTCAATCTCGCGAACAACCTGAGAGCGAGCAAGGGCGGCGGACAGTACTACAACGGTCACGCACGTCCGTTCTCGATTTCTAACCTGAAGTTCGTTTACACGCACATGACAGTAAACAACAACAGGAAAGAGAACGACACGCTGATGCGTATGGTCCCGGACCAGATAATCGCGAGTCCGAACCTGAAGTTCGATATCGACCCGGTATTGTCGTCGCAGGGCGACCCGTCAACGTCTAACCGCTCGGATAACCCCGTGCAGAACCTCGTTGACAAGATTTACTGGGACTATCTCGATGACACGAACCAGTGGAGCCTGATGAAGGTCAAGACCGATATGGTCGAAGCCCTTATCCGTCAGGAACCTGAGTTCGACATCTTCGAGGATAAGAAGAGCAAGGGTTGGTTCCTCAGTGTCTATCTGCGGTTTGGTTTTTCGTGGAAGAACTGGAGAGTCATCACGAGTTCGAACGGCACCACTGTTTAGGCAACTATTAAGGCAAGGGGGGTTTCGGCTCCCCGAGCCTTTAGGAATAATACAATGGCACATGACGATGGATGTAGGGACGCGGCGGGATTCAATACTGTAGAACCGCATGACTACGGCGGTTTTGAGATAGAGGTCTACGGACGGTGCTACAAGTGCGGAGGCGGACCGAACGAACGCGACGATCCGCTTACGTTTTGGGATAAGCACTGGTGGTGTGACCCGTGCCTCGCGCACTGGCGGGATAGGGTCAACCCGGATTTAAAGGAGATGGAACGGCGAGACAGGGAGCTGGTCCACTTCCTCAGAAAGATGGACAACATACTAGGGTAACACAGGAGGGGTACGAGATGAGCGATAAAGATAGATTTAAAGGAGTCATTGGCGGCATAGGGGTGTTCTTCATGTTGGTCTTAGTTGCGTCGCTCTGCACAGGGTTCAGGCGCATAGACAACAGATTCTCTAACGCACCGGCACAAGGATACGTGGATACGGTGGTCGTGACCGTTGACTCAGGCACAGCATCCGGGACGACTACGGTGTCAGGGCTTGATATGTTTGTGAGCCAGTTCCACTACGCGACCCCCGACCTAAAGGGCGCGGGCACTGCGGAACTGAAGATAATCGACTCAGACGGAAACCATTTGTACAAGACCGGGTTCCTCGCGGAGGACAAGAGCAGCCCGGCACACGCACTGACGAAAGACCTGCGTGTCGTTGGCCCGACTTCTTTCAATGTGGCGTGCAACACCACACAGGCAACGACACGGACATTTGTCGTGTACTGGTATAACAGATACTAGACTGAAATAAGGGTTGCCGTTATTGCAACATAGGAGCCTAGAATGAAATACGTTGTAACATTAATGTTACTGTTGTCACTTATTGTAGCCATAGGTGTCGTTGACGCTGTCGGCAAGTCAGAGATAATCAGCGAACGAGGACGCGGTAAACGTGTGTGGGACTTGGGCGACAACAAACGAGAGTTTGTTCTCGGACAGGACATCTGTATCCTTGATCCGGACAGTTTGACTTATGTCGTGACCGATGAGGGCGTTTATGATGTAAAGGATAAGACGAAGAAGAAGAAAGGCAACAAGGGTCGGCTGTACCATAACACGTATGCGGGACTGAGTACGGCAGACACCGAGGACTATCTGTACAAATGGGAGAGCAGGCTTGGTAACGGCGAGTGGATATCGTTTCAGATACCGGACCGGGACAAGAACATAAAGGTTACGACTGACGGTAACAAGATAGTCTACGATGACATTTATAACGGAGTATTGCTTGAGATAGAATCAACAGTACGCGGGGTGAAGGAATATGTAATCGCGGAGAACAATCAAGGCAGAAGTACTCTTGTCGATAAAGGCGAGATAGTCTGGACGTATGTGGTAGGCGATAAGGACGGCGTAGACCCGGCGGCTATTCAGCTTGCTCTCACTTCTGGTGATAAGGTTATCACGCTAAGCGATAGGAACGGGAAGCTGTTAGGTAACTTCGAAGTCCCTTGGATGCGTGACGACGATAGAAACGAAAACTACCGGAACGAATATAAACTTACCGATACGACTATCAGTCTTGTCTTAGATACGAGCTGGTTAGATACGGCTTCGGTGCCGATATTGATAGACCCGACATTCTCTCTTGCGAGAGATACTACCTCAGGCACATTCGCTGTTTCCGTTGACTGTACGATACTAGAAAATGTCCCCACCAAGAACTACGGCGGTCGTGCGTTCAACCAAGTACAGGAGGCACAGGGGGCATATTCTAACAAGATGTTTATATGGTTTGATCTTTCTCCGTTAAGCGGGTTTACCGTCGATACGGCAGAATTGGAACTGTGGGTACTTGAGTTGAATTTTGGTGGGATAGCACCATCCCCAATCGACTTTTATAGGATGAAACGAGAGTGGGACGCTGGTAACGCAAATGGAGATATTAGTTTCGGAGTATCGACATGGGACGACAAATTTCATGCAGACACCCCGTGGTTCGGCGGAACTGCCGGAGGCGATGCCGATGCCGAAGATTACCCGGATTGGCAGATAGAGAACGACACATGGACATCGTGGGGCGTGAATGACCAAGTAAGCATAAAGCTTGCCGATGATACAACTGCTCCGCTTACTTATACGAACTTCCAAGCTATGATTGACGGGCAGACAAACAGCAACGGGCCATATACTGATACAGCAGGCACTTCACTAAACACTAACATGGGATGGTTTTTGAAGTATAGACTTGATCAGGCGGCGGCTGTAACGGCGAGCGCGAGGTGGGGGGCGAGCAATGGCAACGTACAGGCCCAACGCAGACCTCGTCTAAATGTTGTTGCTACTGCCGCCGCAACGACACCGGAAACAATCCCATACATAGCAACAGTGAAACCCGATACGTCATCGACATCGGGTAGTGCTACTATATCTGTGGTAGGCGTTAGGTTCGGTGACAGTCTCGCAGGCGGTACTCGGACTATACGGATAGGCGTGACCACGTTCTCAGCTAACGAGGTAGACACATGGACGAACACGCTGATTATCTGTACGTCTCCGAAGGTGTCATACTATTCTATAGGCGATACCGATGTCGTTGTCACTAACGATACTGGCATACCTAGCACATCATCTGTCAGCGGCCCGTTCCTTGCCTATGAGCAACCACCGACAGTACAGTCGATGACGGTATCTTCTACCGCACCGAAGCTGATAGAGATTACGTTTGATACTCAGCCGATGATAAGAATGTCAGACTCGACTGGATGGAGCGTGTATCTAAACAACACGGAGGTATCGGCGGGATATTATCTTGACCAAGCAGCGGGGACTATCGCTTTCATCTTGGGAGAGAACATACGCCCCGGCACTACGGTCAATGTGTTCTATGACGAGAGCGGCACTATAGCAGGCGGCCCACATAGGATATATCTCGACAGGTTCGACTCGTATGCTGTGGCGAACAATCTCATATGGAACCCCGATACGCCGGGGATAACGTCGATAGTACCAGATACTTCATCTACGAGCGGTTCCGCAACTCTCACGATAACCGGTGATTCGTTTGGTCCGACACAGGGCATAGGCGGTGTGACAATAGGCGGCAAGACGGCAGGCATCTTGTCGTGGTCAGCTACGTCAATAGTCTGTACTTCGCCAAAGGTCAGCCGCAGTTTCTTGGGTGACACCGATGTTATTGTGACTAACGACACCGGGTTCTCTAACCCGACAGGGGACACAATAACGTATTGGAACCCGCCCGCGTACTCGTCTGCTGTAGTGAGCGAGACATCACCTGCTATTATTACCGTGACGTTCGACACGGGCCTTATGCGAGTAGATACGGCTATAGGGTGGTCGATATCTGTTGATGGGTTAGCGAGGAACGTAGGTGCGTTTGCGTGTGTTCAAGGCACGACTATCAGTCTGACGATTGTCGGCACTGACCTGACAGCAGATAGCACCATACAGATAAGATATAACGAGTTGTCCGGTACGGCTCTCGGTGGTGGAGGTCGGATACTGCTCGACAGCTTCGACTCGGTGACTATCACGAACTCGATACCGTCACAGACAAGGGTCATCAACATAAACCCGACAGCAGGCCCTCTTGCCGGAGGGAATAAGTTTATCATAAGCGGCGACAACTTTCTTGATCCTCAGGGCGCGGGTACTTGTACGATAGATGGCGTGGAGTGCTACATCGACACATGGACCAATACGAGGATACAGGGAACGGTGCCAGCCGGGGTTGCGCTCGGGTCGGTCGATGTTAGTGTCAGGAACAGCGACGGTATAGTTCAGTCTATTTTTGACGGGTATACATACGACAACGTGCTTTTCCCGGAGGTGTTCCGCGTCAACCTCGACCACGGGTTCTTCATAGACACACGTATCTTCGACCATTCAGCGTACAATCATCACGGCGATGCGTCCAGCACGACGGTGTTTGCATGGCCCGGGCTTAGCTTTGACAGCACAGTGCCGAGTTATGTGACGTTCGACAGTCCGGCAATGCTGAACGTGACGACTACGATGACGATTGAGGTGTGGGTATACCCGGAGGATACCGTCGGTGTTCATGTCGTTATATCCCACGGTAGAGACGCGAACGACGGGGTATACGTTCAGTTGCGCGGCGGCGTGATTGATTTCGTGACGAACCGCTCCGGTGATTCGAGGGTTACGAGTTCAACTGCAAGCGTTCAGCCTAACAAGTGGAACCATGTTGTCGTATCCTATGGACTGCCAACGGCAACCATATTCGTTGACGGTGTGGACCAGACCGCTTCGCAAGGCACACACAAAACGCCACAGAGTTGTAAGGACCGCGAACTATTGCTTGGCGTAGCGTATGACAAGACCTCGTATCCGTTCGGTGGGAAAATGGGGTCATGGGTGCGGTGGGAGAAGAACACGACAGACCTTGTGGGCGCAAAGAACAGATTTAACGAGACGAGACGGGGGCTTAAATAATGGCTAGGACTTTCTTTGAGTGGCAGAAGAGCGCGTTCGCAAAGTTCGGACTCAACCTTGATGAAGACAACTTCACGACCGATAAGGGTCGCATACTTGCGCTCAACCAACTGAAAGAGGCGTGCAATAACACGCTCAAAGATATCTACCTTCAGCAGTTGTCGTGGATGAGGCGTGACGGGCGGTTGAGCATCCGGGCGACCCATACTGACGGAACGATATCTATTACGCAGTTCACGCGCACTATCACAGGTGTCGGGTCTAACTTTACCCGCAAGATGGCGGGGCAGAAGATAGTCATAGAGACAAAGGCTTACCGGGTGCGGACGTACATATCAACGACAGAGTTGACGCTTGACACTGAGTATGTCGGCACGACCGTAGCGGATGTCACGTATGCCCTCCATTTTGACACGCTTGACACTCCGTCAGACTTCGCCACGTTCATCGTCGCAAAGAACGCGACCCCGAAGATAACGTATTTCTTTGATGATGACTTGCTGCTTACGACTTCCACGGCTTCAAGTACGCCGGTCGATATACAGATGATAGGGATACGCAGAACCCCGCACTTCCAAAACAGCACCACGAACGGTACGGTAGCCGCGACAGCCGATAGCGCAACACTCACGTTCTCTATCGCGTTCGTTACCACTGACGTAGAGATAGGCATGTATATTAAGGTGGGTACGCACGGACGGCTATATGAGATTATAGATGTCAACATAGGGGCGCAGACATGCACGATCGAGAAAGGGTTTGGCGGCACTACCGGAGCGACTTCGACGTTCATGGTACAACCCCCTGGGCTTCAACAGATACGGTTTGAGACCGCGCCAACTCTTGCAGCGCTTATACCGTACACGTACCGTCCGACGTTCGTGAGGCTTGAGGATGATGACGAGATGGTCCCGGTTACGTCCGACGCTGACGAGACTGCGCTGAACGGCGCTATATACAGATGGTCGAAGATAAAGAACCGCCCGTGGAAACGCGACGCGCAACAGGACTACGAGGACAGCTTGGCGGCTCTTGGTTCCATAAAAAACGAGAGTGAGCAGGAGACGATGCCTCCTGACTTGTTCTTCCAGACGGAGCAGTTCACTGGCTAATCAACCGCTTAAAGTATTCGAAGGTATGCACACTGTCGGGGATTTGAAAGACCACCCGATGAACAGTTGCTATGAACAACAGAACATGTGGATTCGTAGCGGCAGGTTTGTCACGAGGGAAGGTCTGACAAAATACAACACGACTGTTTACAAGGGCGAGATAAACCTCGTTCATCTGCTTAGGAACCCGGTCACGGGGAACAAGGTGATAGTGGCGTATGCCGACAAACTTGATTTGGATTTGAGTACCACGGCATTAAGGGCGATCAGCACGGCGCAAGAACTTCAGGACGTGAACAACAATCTCACTGCCAGCTATTATCTTACGAACAACATAGACATGAGTGGATTCGGCGCGTTCACTCCGATAGGACCGACCGCAGGCGCCACATTCAAAGGTTCTATAGATGGGCGTGGTTACACCATAGACAAATTGACGGTGACTCGCGGTGCTACGCAGTATAACGGCCTTGTCGGATATACAGATACAGCATCATTCAGAAACTTGTTTTTTACTGACTTGCAAGTCACCGGTGCAGACAATACTGCTGGTATAGTAGGCTTTCTCTCTTACGGCGAAATCTTGAATTGTCACATCCAAAGTATGACCGCCACAGGTGTTTCTGGCAACAACACTGTCGGCGCTATCTTTGCTCAATCTGCTAACGATTGTCTCGTATGGAAGTGTTCGGCAAAAGGATACGTTGAATCGTCTGCGGGCGGCGGCGACATCGGGGGCGCATACGGGATACATGCCGCAGGCATTGTAAGCGAGTGCTATTTCGACGGCACTGCTAACGGAGTAACGCCAGATGTATTCAGCGCAGGACTGAGGGTTGGTGGCTTCGGTGGCAATCAAGGCGCAGGCGGTACGACAAGAAATTGTTGGGTGGCGGCGAAGGTACAGGGGGCCAGCGAAGATGCTTTCATACAGTCAGACGCAGGCACAAGTTCAGGCAACTACGCCGATTCCGATATAGACACGACGGGGAGCTTCACCGGTGCGACGGCGAGAACTTCGGTGCAAATGACACAAGAGGCCTTGTTCGCCAACTGGGACTTCGAGAACATATGGACTACTTCGAGCGATACTACATACCCGAGATTTCAGAGAACATATACAGGCCCGAAGATGAGCGCGGCGAACCTAAAACGTCATTCGGTCTTGGTAGACGGCATTAGGGGCAATCAGACGACTGACGGTCTCACAGCCGAAGAGAACTTGAGCATAGTCGCTCCGGTTGCCGCGTGTGGCACTGCACAAAAGGCTGGCGGTAGTCTTACAGCTCTCGGTGTGTATAAATTCGCCTACGAATATTACAACAAAGACAGAGGTCAGCCTAGTGCGATGTCGCCGGAGTCGTCAGTGGTTACGCTTGCCGGAGGGAACAACCAAGTCACTATTACAATACCGACAAACACCGCACTCGACAAACAGGTGACTCACGCAAGGGTATATACGACAGACACGAGTGGTGCAATCTTCTATCAAGAGGCATCTGAGATAGTTGCTTATACTGGTACGGCGGTAACGATAGACATAAGTTCCGCAGACTCGGCAAGACAGATTCCAATGGGAGAACTCGACGGGGACAACGACTTTCTTAACAACCTAGACGTTCATAAGAGGGCGATACCGTACAAGCATTGCCTTGAACATAAGAACCGCATGTGGTTATGGGGAGGCGAGAGGTTCACAGACGGGACTGCTGCTGTGACAAAGGCAAGCGATACTGTGACATTTCTCGATGCTGTTATAAACGAAGGCATAGAGGGCATGTTCTTTCAGGTAGATGGCGACCCGACGCGGTATGTCATAGAGTCCCGTGATTTCCCGTGGCAGATAACGCTCACCGAGAATTACGCGTGGACGACTGATGCAACGGCTGGGTACACGATCTATGGCGAAGAGTCAACGCTCAGACATTCATACGTAGGGACTGACGGTACACCGTATCCGGGGAGCTACCCGGACTCATACAAGGACGACTTGGCGAAAGATAGCGGGTTCAAGGCTCAAGGGCTTGCTGTGGCGGGACAAAACCTTATCGCATTCAATGGGGCGCAGCATTATAGAATATCAGGTACAGACCATGCGAGCTTCGCGCCGTATTTCGTTGCAAGCACAGGAAGCTGTAGCGGTTACACTGTCGTATCCGACGGAGACGGAAACGTTATCTGGTGTGCTGGCAAAGATGGATGTTTTATATCCAATGGGTTTGGTGAACCAAGTAGCCTTACAGAAACGAGCATAGGCAACATATTTAACGGAGACGATAATCCGCCGTTCAGTTTCACGGAGGCAGACTTTGGGGAGCTACATGCAGTTTGGGACGATAGAAACAAACGCTACCATCTGTACGATAACGCAGGTAGGGGCGTGATATATGATTTCAAGAAAAACCCGGCAACAGGCCGCGAGACGGGATGGACGACATACTACGGTATCAAAGCGCGGTGTAGTGGTGTCATCGAGGTCAGCGGTATAGAGCGTGTGGCGATAGGTGATAACGGTGGTGATGAGATAACAGGGATACGTAAGGGGTATGTCAATTACTATGACCCGACAGCGACGAATGACGGAGCCGCAACATACGGCAGGCAAGGAAGTATTACCAATCCGAACGCTTTGAGTTTTCGATACGCTAGTGGCACTGTAGACGAGGTTATGGAGGGTACGCATTGTGTTGTTATTTCAGACCCGACTGCACCGGCGGCAGTTGGTCAAGTTAGGCGAATCGATTCTGTTGGCGTTGTTTCAAGAACAATGAACATTGATGTTAAGTGGACAACCGATCCATCTGTTGATGCTATAATAGGCACTGGCAACATAATAAACTATCGTGAGAGCAACTGGACTGACCTCGGCACTCGCGTATTCAAAGACATTGATGTCATAGAAGTGAACTACGACACGAAGACATATGACGCAACGCTGGAATACCGGAAGGACTACGATGATGATTCGTGGGGAACTTTTAATATAGACATGCAAAGAGACGGGCAAGTGGACGAAGTAGAGTTTGGGCTTGTTAGCATGGAACACTTAAAATGGAAAATAAGCCATGACGTTGTTGATGAACCGATTGGCATAAACGAACTCAATATCAGATACGAAGTAAACGATGACGCGGATAGGGACTTGTAATGGTAGAAGCTAAACGGCTAAAGGGTGAGATATTCGAGGGCGGGTATGTACTTCAAGACCCGAACGCCGTACAGATGCAGGAGAAACTCGTCAGCGTTCTTCGGAACCTGGGCGCGAACAACATGAAGAACGAGGGCAGGCTTCTTAATGCCGTACAGAAAGCTCCGACAAGTTCGACGGCACCCGGTAAAAAGGGACAATGGTTCGCAGACGAGAGCTTCCGATATGACTGCGTAGCGGACTCAACATGGCGACAAATAGCGAACTCAACATTCTAGGAGGATTGATATGGCGGGCATAATTGGTGGAGCGGCAAGTGGAGCGGCGGTAGGCGCGACTTTAGGCGGGCCTGTTGGTGCTGTAGTAGGTGGTTTTGCGGGAGGCGTAGGCGGATTCTTAAATAGACGGCAAAGGAAGAGGGAGCAGAAGGAACTCGCTCGCGCCCAGGAAGAAACGAACCGTCGAAGAGCGGAACTCGGAGAACAGGCTCTTGAAGATATTGAACCAGGCGCAGAGCTTTTGGGACAATTCAGGGAAGAAGCACTCGCACCCGCTACGCTAGGGCGCAGGTTCGCGGCAGGCAAGGGTCCGATACTCGCGGCAGAACAACGAGAGAAGCGGGCGATACTCCGCGATCCGTCAACCGGGCGCAGAGAGTCCATGCGTGGAGGTGCAACGTCTCGGGCAGGCGGAAGACTGGCTAATCTAGGTTTTCAGGTAGAAGAGGCGCGACTTGGCGATATACGTACCGCTGGTCAAGATGCTCTAACCCTCGGAAGCATAAGAGACAAGATAAGGCAAGGCGCTTTTACTGACACATTACCAGAGATACAAGAACGCGGATTTCTCAGCGAGGAGTTTGGCGATTTTGCACAGAACGCACCCGAGATAGGGCGAGATATAAGAACGGCTCGAAGGGGTAAGCGTAGAGGCAGGGTTGGCGCTTCGGCAGGCGTTGTAAGGTAATAAGATGGTTCCAGGGAGATTATAAATGGCTGGTATAACATTAGGTCAGGCGCTACAACAGAGAGCGGCGCAGAAACGGCAGTTCACAAAAGAGGATGTTCTTGCGTTCAACACCAAGATGGCGATTGAGAAGTCAGACTTCGAGCAAGACCAAGCTGATTTAAAACGAGAGAACGAGTTTGCTATAAGGGAACTAAAAGCAGAGACGAAACTTGAGGATGCCCGTGCTGAGACGGTCAAGATAGAACAGGCGCAACAGCTTGAAGATGACCTCGTAGAGATTGAGAAGGGCCTTGCGCGTCAGGACCTAGAAGAAGACCGCGCACTTAACGTGCTGGAGATTGAAAAAGCTGAACGTCGCGGACGAGTGCGTGCGGCGGCTGGCAAGACAACTCTCGGAGATGTACTGGAGGAACGTGAGGCGGCACCGCTGTCACCGCAGGAGAAGGCACGGCAGACGGAAGCCGGGAAGTTGCAGGCGAGGGCAGGGGCGGCACCTGAACCAAGAACGGAAGAGGAAATAAAGGCGATAGAAGACGCAACGGGCAAGGCGTTTGACAGGGTGTCTGGAACTTTCATATCTCCGGCGGCTGACGGGGGCGTGGATGTACCGGCTGAAGACGTAGACATAACGACGCTCACAAAGAAACAGAAGGAGAGGTTTATCAACGCCCGGATATCTGATGCGGCGGGGTTGGCTGACTTCATCCAGAAAGACTTTCAGTTCGCTATCGACAGAGGCATATTGACCGCCGATGAATGGGAAGAGATAAAAGGCGACGCTGCGGCAATCGAAGACTTTGTGCTTCAAAAGACGAACCTCCCGTCTGCCGACCCGGCTGTTCGCGCCAAACGTGCGGCGCTAAAGAGGGAAATAAGACGAAAGACAGCAGAGACCAACGTGAAAGTATCGAAGGCAGGAACAGTGTTCAAGAAAGCAGTCGGTCCGAAGTTGACCCAAGTGAAAACGCTAACGGAACTCAATGCCCTGATATTTGACGGTGACGACAAGATAGAGGGACTCCACGACTCCGGTGCTAAGGACGATCTTGGCGTATGGTGGGATGCTCAACTAAAGGCTAAACTGACTCCGCTCATCCGAAAGTTCAAGCTAGACGCAACCAAGGAGAAGATAGACAACATAGAACAGTTCCGCGACTGGTCGGATGAACGAAGCGCTATCATAGGTGATATATTTGACCCGGACGCACGCAAAGAACTCGCAGAGTGGTTCAAGAAAGAAGCGGGTAAAAAGATTGAACAGTTCGCCAAAGAATCAAAAGAGGAAGCCGCAGCGGCGAAGGAAATACTTGAGGGCGAGGAAAGCGTATTGGGTACTCTCTTGAGAGGTGCCAAGAGGGTATCGAAAGGACTACAAGGATTATTCTAAATGGCGCTACAGATTAACGACCCCGCATTCAAAGAGGCATCGAAACAGACGTTCGTACCGGGAGCTATCGGTCCGGTAGAAGAACCAGCCGTCACGATCGAACCTCTTGTAATAGACGACCCGGTGTTCGCTGAAGCAAGCAAACAGCGAATTGACACCGAAATTGCTGGTGACGTGTCGGCTCAGACCGAGACGCTTGCTCCGCAGGAAGACATTGACCTTGTTGCGCCAGAGAGACGGCAACTCACTGAACAAGAAATCTTTGAAGCAGCACAGAGAGAGATAGAAGTTCAGTCTGATACTGACATCCCGGAAGTGCAACAGTTTGTCGGACAACTGCAACAGAATATACAAGACCCGAGTGCTTTGGCGGAGATTCTGCAAGTTGACATAATTTCGCCTCTAAGCGACGAGGGCGTTGTGGCAGGGCAAGACGTGGGTGGGGGTGGTGTCGTTGATTCTGGGGCAACTGGTGGTGTCTCAGGGGCATTTGGGCCGCAGGAAGCCCCGAAACAAAGGTTTGGGTCTGTATTGCCTGACTTCGATGAGAACGAAGAGCCTACTAATATATTGGCGATGAAGAAAGCGATGGGGACAGAAATAGAATTGTCGCCGCTTGCTCAAGATGCAAGCGAGAAATTGCCGGTTACTGGAACACCTGAGGTTGACGAGATGAGCACGGAGTTTGCTGACGATATAGCTGACCGCACGGCTTCGGTTGTGTCGAACTTCATACAGGGTGCAACTGGTATCGATCCGGGACTGATAACACCGGAACGCCGCGAGGCTCTTGAGGAACGCTCGAGCAAGTTCAACCTTAACGATATACCGGGTTTTCAGAACGTGGTCAACTTTGTCGAACGAAAACTAAGCGGAGGTAGCACGCTTCTTCCGTCACAGCTTGCGGAAAGACGTTTTGAAATATCTACTGCTGATGTAACCGATTCGCTTGCTCAGGTGGGCGGTGCGCTTGCGCTGTTCGAGAGAACGATGGCATCAATGGGTGGAGCGAAAGCAGGTTCTCTTGCCGATAAAGGCAGGCGGTTATTTGGTACTGGTTTCTATACATCGGCGATTACAAACGCAAATGCTAGAATACAAGAAGCGGCACTCACGGACAAGAAACTTGACCCAGTTGGTGTGGCAAAGGAATCGTTCGAGGTAGGCTTGAAATCAGGCGCACACCTTCTCACGTTCGTAGGCACTCACATGGTAGCGAAGGGAGCGGTCAAAGGAGTGACGCCCGCTCAGTTCGTCAAGCAGGTCGAAGCGGTACCGGGACTTGCAAAGACCCTCGATGTTGCCGGGGTCGTTGGTATCGGCACATCACTATCAACTATCACTCAGTTGATCGAGGGCGATTTTGACCCGAGGCGTGCATTGGAAGAAGGTGCGTCTGCCGGTATGTTCGTGTGGATGGGAGGCTTGAACAAACCCAAGAACATCAAGGCGAAACAGTTGGCTGACCTTGCAAATAAACGCTGGATGGACTTATGGCAGAAATCGAAAAAGGCGGGATTGAGCAAGGCAGAGATGAACGAGCTACAGTTCTTGGAAGCCGGGAAGAACGACCCGAAGTTTCTGTCATTCATTTATGATGTTGCGCTGACAGGCAAAGAAGCCCTCAAGGAATCGGCTGAGGCGTTAAAGCGTGGGGAGGTAGGGCTGTCCACAAGGAAGCCCACACCCGAGGAAGCCGCTAAGGTTAAGAAAGCGGAGGCAGAGAAAGCGGCTGTTGGTGAGAAGGCAGAGCCTAAAAAGCCCGCACCAAAAGGCGGATTTGCCATTGATGAGGTTGTCAAGGCTACCGACAGGGGCAACTTCGGAAAGATAGTCGAGTTCACCGACAAGGGTGCGAAGGTGCGTTTTGTCAATAAGGAGACAGGCAGAAGCTCGACCGTGAATATGTCTCTTGAACAGATTGAGAAGACGAAGAAAACGCAAGACTTGACACCAGAAGAGCGAGAGAAGGTTGAACTAGCGCAGAGATTACAGAGAGAGAAGCAGAGAGGGCAACTGTTCGAAGATAAGGGCGAGGAACGTGAGGCGATTATAGAAGAACAGCGCACACCTGAGCAGATTATCGACATAATGTTCGAGTCCAAACCACCGACACCTACACCGAAAGAACTAGGCGAGGGCAAAGAGGTCAAGCAGGTGTTCAAGGTTGACAAGTTTAATCTGACAAAAGAAGGCAACGACCTCATACAGAAGTCTTTTGAGAAAGCAGGTCTTGAGCGCAGGCGCGTCAAGCACAACGAGCAGACCGTAGCGGAAGCAGAGAAACTGGACGATGACGTTATACTTGCGAAGCTCCCTGATGTTCTTGACGGTAAGACGAACCTTTCCGATGCAGAGGTTCTGCGTATGTCGAACCTATCGAACAACCTTGCCAATGCCATAGGTGAACTATCGAAACAGGCGAAGGACAACCCGAACCTATACATCGAGATAGAGGACATGTTGGACAATCTGGAACGTGCGACTGTCCTTCAGGTCAGAGCAGGCACCGCACACGGACGAGCCATACAGATAATGAGACAGCAAGCATCGTTCACGCTTGAACCTAGCTTCTGGCTCCGTCAGGCGGCTAAGAAGATAGGGAACGACAGATTGCCGGGAGATACGGTACAGAAGATAAACGACTTCATAGCTAAAGGCGACCGTGACGGGCTTGCTCAGTTCGTTGCTAATCTCGGTGAGACGTTATGGTCAGAGCGCATACTGACGCTTTACAAGGCTGGTTTGCTTACTGGCATCCCGAAGACTGACGCGAAGAACATGGGTTCTAATACGCTGATAAAGGTGTTTGATGACCTTACCGACCTCGGGCCGGGGAATATATTTGACTCTATCATCGGTTCGATGACTGGTCTGCGTACAGTAGATTTCACTCTTGAAAATGCTTTCAACTCATGGTCGCAATTCGGCAAGGGCGCAAGCGAGGGTTGGGAACTTTTGCGCACTGGTGTCGATAAGACCAATTACGCCGGGAACAAGATAGAGTTCAAGAAATCGTTTGACCGTTTCTCTAAGAACCCGGTTGAGCGTGCGGCGGCTCATTATACGGATTTCATCTTCGGGAGACTTGAGGCAGAGGACAAACCGTTCAAGGCTATGGCATTCGGCAAGTCTCTATGGGAGCGTGCGCGGATAGACGGAAAGAAAGCGGGACTGAAAGACCGCGCACTTGACCAGTTCATAGCGAAGAAGATGGCGAACCCTACCGCCGAGATGATGAGACTCGCCCAACACGATGCGTTGCTTATGACGTTTCAGGCAGAGAACACGCTCAACGATGCGTGGCGTGGGTTTATAGGCGGCGCGGAAGGACTGGCGAAGCTAACCAAGGCGGACGAGACGAGAATGGGAAGAGAACTTGCGGCGGCGTATCGCGCTTCTTGGGAGTTTGTCAATCCATTCAATAAGGTCGGGACGAACTTGATACTTGTGGCAACAGAGTTCTCTCCGCTAGGGTTCGGTAAGGCGGTTCTTGATGCCGTAGGACCAGTCAAGGGAAAACAATTCACCAAGAAGGAACGTGCTATAGTTAGGCAGCGCCGCGTTGTTAAGGACTTGAGCCGCGCAACAGTAGGGTCGGCAATATCGTTCGCAATACTGAATATGATAAAAGACAGTAAGGACGAAGACGATCCTGAGATAACGCTGAGAACGCTGTCCGAGTTCAAGGAACGCAGACTAAAACAGAGGGCAGGGGAGCAAGAAGGTTCTTTTTCTTATACGACAAAAGAAGGCAAGAGAAGGAACATATCGTTCTCCGGCGTTGACCCGATACCGTCCTTCTTTCTATCTGCTGGTATTATGAAGAAGATAGCAGACGGCGAGATAGGATACAAAGAGGGCATACTGACGTTTGTGCAACAGAAATATGTCAATGAATCTTATTTCACCGGCATAAAGGATATGCTTGACGCTCTCACCCCAGGCGACACCGGCGAAGAGAAGATGGACAGGTTCATACAGAACACAGCGGCAGGCTTTGTGCCGACAATAGTATATCAGTTCTCGAAGCTGTCAGACGATACGTTCCGTGATGTTGATTCGATACCGTCTGCGATACTTGCGCGGATACCGATACTCAGGAAACAGCTACCGCCTCGCATTGATGCGTTCGGAAATGAGGTCAAGTACAAGAACGATAACGTGACAAAGGCACTCAATATCTTTCTCAATCCGTTCGCTGTATCTACCGTAGAGATAGGGGATATCGACAAAGAACTGAAGCGCCTTGTCGATGCCGGGTTCGATTCAAGTAGGGTTCTCCCGAGCGAGACGTTCACTCGCATTCAGATAAATGGGCGCAACTCGTTCCTGCGCTTAAACGCAAAAGAGCGCAACCTCGTACAGACCCAACGCGGGAAGAATGTGTTTACTGGCTTGACCAACATAATGAAGTCTGATGATTACAAGGAAGCAGAAGACGAACGCAAGGTGTCAATGATTTCGTCCCATTATACAAGGGCATGGACTGAGACAAAGAAGACAATCGTCAAGGAGATAGCGGAGCAGAAAGTACAACAGAAACAGAAGAGCGAGAAGCAGACGAAGGACTTACGCCTATTCATCAAGAAACAGCGCGACAAGATAGATAAGGAGAAGAAGCGCGATGCGGCGAAACTAGCACGCGAAGAGGCGAGAGCCGTAAGAGAAGAGGAAACCGCTGAACGTAAGCGGATACGCGAGGCAATCCCTCGGCGCACACCGCGTCCCAAGAGCGCGGCGAAACGAACACGGAGAGGCGCAACGCCGACAACGAAGCCGAAGACAGAGAGGGAACTGATACTAGAGCGTAGGCGGAAACGCCTTGAAAATAGACAATAGACATTGAGTTAGGGAGGTGAGTAATGGGAAAAGATAAACCGATGTACGGTATTTAATACAATAAAATTAGAAGGAGGGAAGACAGGATGAAAAGGTTTGCTTTAGGAATTGGGATTGTTTTGATTGTGGCGGTAGCGCTGTTCGCCGCTGAAGGTGATAAAATCACGTCTATCACTGACGGCGTTGAGGTGTTCCGTGTGACCGAGGATGGCGGCGTTGTGTCTCTTGAGAACGTACAGCTTCCTGGTACGGCTACTGGTCCGAAGATCGACATTAACCATGACGCGACAGCGAACACCATAGGCACGGTTATCTCAACCGTAGATATCGTGACTCAGGTTGGTGACGGTGCCGGGTTGGCTACTGGCGGCGCGATTACTGGTCTGCACATTACCGTAGGCGGGACGAACACCGCCTCCCAGGTAGACGCTATCACTGTCGGCGGTACCCAGGGCGTTATCCGTCAGAACATCTGGGACAACGTAAGCGGTGAGACGATCTACCGTTGGACCTCTAGGTCTGGTGTGACTGACATCAGCGAGAGCGCTGCGGCGACTCACATGGACACCAATTTTCTTGTCAAAAAGAACGAATGTCTTTACTTCATAGTCGGGACTGAGTTCGATGGAATAAATGTCCAGATGTCTACGGTAGCCTCGCAGAATCTCTTGTGTACGTTTGCGTACAGCGATACGACAATGGGTGATACCATATCGTCGTGGAAAGAGTTTAATCCGACCGATTTCACGGACGGGTTCACTCGCAACGGCGCTATAGTGTGGGGGGCTTCAATGCTCACGAACTGGCAACCTGGTCAGGACACTGTTATCTTCGGTAATGTGTCCGACACTGGTCATGTCATTCGTATCACTCGGACGCTTCCGTTGCGTGACGACGTGACTGGCCCTGTAGAGGACAAGATTACAGCCATCACGTATGACAAAACGTACCAGTGGGATGATGGCGGTAATGTCTCGATAAACACTCTTTCACTTGCCGCTGAGTTTGAGCTTGCCCAGATTGATACCCCGACAGTAGTGAATGATGCAGACACCGGTACCATCTTCTTGTCAGAGGATGCGCTGTATTCAGACACCTACAGATTGAGGATTTGGATCAATAACAAGTGGAGGTACATTCCGACTTTAGAGACAAACAATTACAACTGGGGCAACCCGTAAACTGTTTGTTTCGTAGCGGTGATTATTATCAACAACAAGACAATAAAGAGAGGCGTGGAGAGGGGGGCGTGTCCCTCCTCCCCGCCTTTCCCCTAGAGAGGAGTGATGTGATGAAGAAACTTTTACTTGCTATTATAATTATGTTCTTGCTTTCAACTTCCGCCCATGCGGGCAACGCAGGGTTGTGGAGGGACGAGTTCGGGACATCTCTGTTCATCATCTACGACACCGGGCAATCGTTCTTCCGTCACGGTATCCGGTCGGATAGTAACGTCACGATAAATGGCAACCTCGATGTCTCTGGAGTTATGACGCTAGGCAGCACTGCAACTATATCCGGGGCTTTAGTCACGGACACGATATATCCGGTGACTACCGGAGGAACACAGACCTCCGTATGGGTTAGAGCAACCAACCTATATGTCGGCACAGGGACTACTAGAATCGGTGGTGACGGCACGTTTGACAACATAAACATAATCGTGTTTGATAGTAACACGTTGCACACTTGGGGTGCTGAGACGGTAGTAGGCTACAAGACCTTTATGGGCAACGTGAGGTTTGCGAGGACGAACGGAGATAGTTCGTTCTTGATAGACGTTATCAACGACGAGATATACGCGGTGTCCGACATGAACGTAGACAACATAGACGTCGATGGTCAGTTCACGGCAGACGCGGCGGCTTCGTTTGATTTTGGTCAGAACCAACTAACAGAAGTGGGTACTCCCGGTGCGGATGACTTTCATGCCGCAAACAAGCTCTATGTAGACAACCAATCAGATACCACGGCAAACGAGGATAGGATAAACTCGATTGATACGAGGATGAACCGCATCCTATCTGACAGTATTGTCGGCCTGTCATTCTCGAAGGTATCGGGCGATACCACCACAAAAACCTACTCTGATTCAATAGCAGACAACAGACTGAAGAACTCAGGTAGCGATACGTTTCTCGGTAGCCTCCATTTATCAAGCGGATCCGGGGCAGGCACAATAGCAATATTTAATGCCGTGCTTTCAGCAAAGGCTATCTTCCTTTCTGATACATACGCTGGCCACATAACGCTTGTCGTTGAGAACCTCGATGACGGCACTACGTCATGCGTCCAAGTGTCGCTTATAAACGATGCAGGGGAGCAGTTCTCTCTAACCCACACCAGTTCAAACTTTCAGTTTGGTGGATTCCCGTTCGGGAATACATCGCTACTCCAGACAGAGGCCAGTAATGGTCTTGGGATATTCTCCGACTCACCGAATAGCACGATATTCTTTAACGTACACGACAGCGATGACGATGAATTTACGATAGACGATCAATCCTCCACTTTCTCCGGGAGTCTGTTTACAGACACGATGAGTATATCCAGCTTTCTGAGATGTGACACAATAGCAAAGAAAACATGTGGAAACACGGCTATTATTAACATATTGAACTGTGCCCCACCGGATACAGCGCGGGTGTCGGGCATATCGTTCAACGTGCATGATGGTGACGGAGTGACGAGGACTGTGGGCAAAATCTATGCTCACGCCACAAACATCTATCCTAACAATTTCGCAGGCATAGTCCACATATCTGCCATTGAGACAGGCGAGATAGAGGTCAAGGCGTTAAGTATTACACCGTCGGCTAGGGTAGGGGTCGGTACTGGTGATGATGAACCGAAGGGGAGGCTTCATATAAGAAGCGGATTGTCCGGTATTGCAGCCGCTCCCAGCGTAGCCGATGATGTTGTGATAGAGAATAACGGTGCCGCCGGAATATCTATATGGTCACCGAACGCAAATTCGTCCAACATTTATTTCGGTTCACCGAGCGACATAAGTGGCGTAATAGAGAGATGGGACCCGACCGCAGGGCTGTTCAGCATTGGTGGTGCGGCAACGAACGCAGAGGTCGCCATAACATCCGGTGCTTTTGTCGAGGCGGTACGGATAGACAGCGGAGGGCAGGTGGGGATAAACAACACCAACCCGAACAGGGCTTTAGATGTCAGCGGAACCACAGCAACAACCGGGCTTGAGGTTGACAGCGGCATATCCGTAGGTGGTACGGCGGCTGTCGGTGGACTCACTGTACATGGTGAGCCTATCCATGTCGGGCGTATAATTTACGGCGAGATAAACATAAACAACTTTCCGTCAACTGTTACGCTTACGCTACCGGGCAGTTATATGTACAGGCCTATCAACGGACTTGAGACAGGCACAGTCAGCCCTACTGTAACAGCCGACAGCAACGAGATTGTTTTGGGGGCGGAAGATACGGGGATATATTCTGTTATGATTTCCATGTCTTTTAGTGGGAGTGCCGGAAGTTATAGCGGATCTCTATACGATGACGGAGAAACAATAGGGAGTGTCGGGTTTGACAGGACATTGACCGTGAATAAGATAGGCGTTATTTCTGCAAGCGGAACACACAAGATTGACGCAGGCTCAAGCCTGAAGTTCAAGGTTGGTGGAACAGGCACAAACTTCGGTGTTGCTCGATTCAATCTATCAATCCATAGGATAAAGAGGATTCAGTAATGACCGAACACATACTGGCAGAAATCCACGTTGAACTCAAGTACATATCTCAGAGCATCGACAAGCTAAACTCTGACATGGATGCGAGAGAACGCGCCAACGGACATCAGGACACCAAGATAGCTTTGATAGAACAGAATTGTGCTATCAAGGAAACTTCATTCAGCGAACTGAAAAAGAAGCACGACAGTCTGTGGTCTAGGGTTATCTTCGCTAACCTCATAGGTTCCGGTGGTGCTTTATCCATAGGCACGTTGCTATATAAGGTGCTGGGATGAGCCTCTACTACAAGGACGATGTGCAGGGCCAACATAGTATGTGTCGTGCCATGAGAGCATTGAGAGCCGTGTACCTTGATATGTTCGGAGACCTGATAATCACCTCTGTCGCTGACGGTAAACACGGAGACGAATCGCTCCATTGGTTCTTCTTGTATCAGCTTGACAATAACAAGAACCTTGTCCCTGACGGATGGTGTGCCTTTGACATTAAGCGCATACTGACTGTCGATGAGATAATCGAGGCGAAGTCAAAGATGAACGGCAAAGGCTACAACATCTTGCATCTTGACATCGTGCCTGAGAGAACGCATAGTCACAGCGAATGGGACGATAAGCATTTGAAGGCAGGGAGTTATGGGAAACCATGAACCGAACATCACAGGTCCGTGTGCGTTATGCCGAAAGCGACGCCGCTTGTATGAAGTAAGGGAGCGTGGTAAAAATAATATATGGCTATGTGGCGAGTGTAAGGGCGCAGGTAAGATAAAGATAGTATCGTGTGGATTAATATTTAATACATAGGGGGAATTGAATTATGGGTGGACCGGTATGGAGCGTCGGGGGTTTATTTTTTCTGTTACTTATCAGGATTAGGATGTGGATAGTTTCGGTAATAGCGATTCTTTTGCTTATGGCGTTGATACATGCCTACATCTGACCCGTTCAAGAACCCACCGGACGCAATGGATGACATAAAGAAGGCTATGGTGGAAGATGTCAAGAGCGATATCAAGAACGCTATTGATAAAAAATATGAGGAAGGAGATTGGGTATGGAAAAGTATATTAAGGGTTTCACGCTTTTTGTATCTGTGTTCAGGGCTCTGGTCGAATTTATTGAAACGGTTGAGGAAGTAGTCGAGGGGGCGAAGAGGGGACATTCCGAGGTCAAGTCTGGTGCTGTAAAGTTCGACCTTGTTATGGCTGCTCTCAACACCACGCTGAAAAAGTACACGGATACTGCCGAGGACATTATCGCTGACGTAAAAGCAAGGGCCGCAACTACCGTCAAGATAGTGGTTGGCTTCTACAACTCCATCGGCAAGTTCAAGAGTTCGGATTCTGAATAACATGGATGCGGATGATGTGGCGTGTCCAAAGTGTTCGAGCAGCGATATGCGTTTGGCTGGTTTCGATAAAAACAGGGCTGGCGAGAATGTGCGGCGATTCATCTGCCGTAATTGTGGCAAGAGGTCAAACGAGAACACCGTCAAGAGGATACTGTCTGCCGTACACAGCGAAGAGGAGATCAAGGCTGTCAACTGGCGCGAGGAGTGCGACCACGCTGCCGGACTCGTAAACAGAAAGCACCGTCGAACAGGCGACCCGTTCGCTGACATAGAAGTAGAGATTGAGCCGGGAGAGGATGGGTTCGGGAAATGTCTGCCGTGTGGCGATCTCCATCTTGGGGGGTTCCATGATGGATACGATTCGTTCAAGACGATGGTGGAGCGCATCATCCGTGAGCGTTGGCAGTTTTGGGGTACGGGTGATTATGTTGAACAGTTCCTTCGTCCCATAAAGGGCAACTGGCTACCCATATACAACCAAGTGCTTTCACCACAAGAGCAAGAGCTTCTATTCAAGTCCGTTGTGAGGGAACTGGTTGACGAGGGGTTGCTGCCTTTTCTCGTAATGGGGAACCATGACACCAGGGCGAAGAATCTGACCGGGATAGATACATGGTCGATGTTCGATTGGGGTGCCATGAAGATACGTACCAACCGGGCAACGATAAACGTGACCTGCGGGAAAGCCAAGTATAAGGGTCTGGTAGTCCACAAGTCTCTGAAGGGTTCGAGTTGGTTTAACCCGACCCATGCAGGCAAGCGTGAACTGATGGAGGAGATGGGTGATGCCGACTTCGTTATCTTGGGACATAAACACACAGGGCATTCCACTCTTGCTAATCAAGCCGGGAGGAACATACCTATAATAATGGTCGGCTCTTTCAACGCGAAGAACGCATACTCGCAATCCATGTTCTCAAAGCATGGGTTCATATCGACACCGATACTATACTTCGATAGCGAGAAGAGAGTTGACCATCCGCTATGGACTCCGGGGTTCTACCGCGACAAGATAATTACTTTCAAAATCGAGGACATGAAGTGAGGATAAAGATAGGGCCGTTTGATGTCGAGGTTATCTATACCGATGATGTGGGGTTGATAGATAGCGTTGGCGGTAGGGATGACACCGAGGCTCATCTTGACGGTGTGGCGGACTTCAATAACGAGAGGATATACATCAGGTCAGACAGAACAGAGGCGTTCGAGACAGCGGTGCTACTGCATGAGATAGTCCACTACTTAGAATGGTACGGCTCTGAGATGACAGAATCACAGGTGAACTGTATGGCGACAGGCATATTCCAAGTGCTTAAAGACAACCGGGATATACTGGAACTTATATTGGGGGAGAGCAGGTGAAAACACCTTAAATCGAGGCTCCAAAACAAGGCATATACATCCTTATTTCGCCTCTGCCATAAAACCCATACCATACCATTAGCACTAAAATAGACCCCGTAAAAATCGGCTGTTTGAGGACGAGGAGGTACGGTTAAGCTATGGTTTCGTCCTGTCACTACCGTTGATTTCACATAAATGGTCAATTATCTGTGGACGCTCGTTTCTAACGTAATCATCCTTGTCTACTAGCTTGTTGAACCAGTTGATAAGTCTTTTCCTTGTGAACTTCTGGCCCTCGATCGCAAAAGCGAAACAGATGTAGTCGCTGTAGTACGGATTCTTCTCTTTCACGTCGTCGAATCTGCGGCGTATGGATTTCATCTATCACCCCCCGGTATCTTTATAGCCCGTTGCTTTCTTGTAGTGTGCAATAGCGAACTCTATTATTCCCGTTAGTTCCGCTATGCGCTTGTCTTTCTCTGCAAGCCTCAGGCCGACAAGGGACTCTACTGCCCCGGATCCATACCATCCCGTCTTCTTGTCTCGTACCAGCCGAAATATAGCACCGAGTTCATCTGTGTGTTCCTTCTTCAACCCCGCGATATCTCGGTCTTTCTCTAACAACCTTCCATGCGTAAGGCAAGCCTTACAGTTGAACGACGTACTCATCTTCAGCTTGTCGTTCTCTCGCCGTAGTTCCTCTATGCGCTGACAGTCTATGCTGTGCAGTTTTGCCCACTTGCGATTGTCTTTCCGTAGAGACTCGTTGCCTTGCTCTAGTTCCGCTATGCGCTTGTCTTTCTCTTCACACGACTTGGCATCACGACAAGATGCCACCATCCAGATATGAACCTTCTTCCTCAGCTTCTCCAACTCCCCCATTACAAACGCCTTCACGCCCTCCGGTGTCGCTATGTCCTCGTCTGTCAGGTAGGCTAGATGGTATTGCCATGACTCTATCTCTCGGTCACGCTCGGCTAACATCTTCCGCAGTATCGGCACACACCCACAATGGACTTCATCTTCACAAGGCTCTTCAACAAACTTCCGCGCGTTATTCCACTCGTCAAGTTCTTCCTCCAGTTCACGGTATGCCTGCGAATAATTAACCACCGCAGTCCATAAACACGCCATCACTTCCTTGTCTGCCTCTGGTGAATATGTTGCGTCCTGAGCATCCTCCTCTGCCTTTTTGGCTTTCTCGATAGCCGACTGACCTACATCTTCGTCACATTCATGGTTAGGTACAGATATGTCTGTATCTATGCTTTCGCAGTCTTCATCTGGCTCGTCATGTCTACTGAGCGGAGTCTTGCCACACTTCCCACAATCTGCACCTCTATCGACTCTGAACTTTACCGTCCTCATATCACCCTCCCTCATTTACGATCTCAACTCAACACAGTATACATTATCGGTAGTTAATCATCGCCAAGGATAATAACGAACTGCAGTTCGGTTATTTCTATGCCTACGACCTCTTTCGAATAGTCCCTTTTCATCTGTTTTATGAGATGGCTTCCAACCCGCTTTAAGGCATCTCTCAACCTGTACTTTGATATAACCTCCTCCGTCAGCCTTGCTCCCACAGACGGGAACGCGAACCGCACTCCGTTGTCTCTTGGTTTAAAACCTTTTCCATAAATCTTCATTCTCTCCCTCCGCTCTGCATAGGTATCTTACCGTACATTTACGACCTCTCGTTATTCTCCGCAATCGTCTATACATTTCTGTGGGCGTGGATGCGTTATCCAACCATCTTCTTTTTCACTATTGACAAGATGGTCTATCCTTATGTCGTACAACAAGCATTCACCAGTACACCGCAACAATATCGGACACCCGTCACAATACCCCTGGTCATCTAGTTCTATCTCTATCTTCATCTGTCCCCCCTAAAGACTTCTTTGCGTTGAGGAACACCTCTGCCTGGCATCTATTGAACCCACCGATATGCATATTGTGGTCACGCTGTGGCTGAACATCTGTCGGCTCAAACAACTCAACGCTATCAGGTACCACATCTTCAAGCCATCGTAGCATCAGAGCCTTGACGTTCTCGACATCCGCGTCCCAATCGTATGTTGTTCCGTCATGCTCGACATCAACCACTTGTCTCAGTACTTCCCGGATGCGTTCATCCATTATCATCTTCTGCCTCCGCTATCGTTATCTCTGTTCTCGGTCGTTTCGTGTCTATCTCTTGGCTGATGTCAGGCTTGCCGATCCACTTAGGGCTATCGTCTACGATGACATCGTTTTTCGTGAGTGCGTCAATCAAGGCCTTGCAGCCGCCCACCAAATTATCATGGTCTAGTGCTTTCGTGCGGTACGACACTATCTTGACGCTACGTTTCGTCGTGGCTTTCTTTAGCCGTTGACAATGTTTCGCTGACGCTATAAGCCAGAGCCAATCCTCTTTTATCTTGCGGCGTTTCGCCCAGTGCATCCTCTCCCATACGTTAAGGCTAGGAGTGATTTCTGGTATCGTCAGCTTGATTTCTTTCATTGTGTTTTCTCCTATACTCCACCTTTCGTCTTGAACATTTCGTGCCTCCGTCTTGGATTTTATCCCTCTGAGAAGAACGGTTCGTCGTCTTCTCTGTAAAGAGCTTCGTCTTTGAACATGATGTCGTCTGGTTCCTCGGGTATCCTCGTCACGTCCATTGCCCGGTCCTCGTCCTCGCGGAACTCGTCGGGCGGTGTTGGTTTGTCCCACGACACGGCTTTCTCCATCTCGCCGCGTCCCGGTATCGTAATCCTTGTATCCGCGAACTCGACACGGAAGAACGCCTTGACCTCTTCCTCTGTCTTGCAACTGGTGATGTTAGCGTGTATCTCTTTTATCTTATATTCTGACAGACGTTTCGGTCGCTCGATACCGTTCGCAACCCCTATCGCCTTGACTCTATCCATCCACTTCATTATCGCCCAGTGGTACGGCTGTTTCCATTTCGGTGTGCGGGGGTCCTTTGGATCATCCGCCGGTTCCTCACTCACGGTGTCACTTTTCCCTATCACTTCCAACTGACTGCGTGCGAGGTAGCACGCTTTCCGAAGATGCGGTAGCTTGAAATGACGTTTCGTGTCCGCCCGCTCGTACAACATGTTAAGTCCCAGGTCGAACTCTTCCTTGCTGAAATACTGTATCTTTTGGTACATCATTATGAGGTACGACTTTGAGAACGAGCTATACTCTTCTTGAACCTTCTTGTACTCCATGTCGAAATATTCAGAGGTTAGTCTCATGTTATCTCCCACAATCCGGGCAAACATATGTTCCACACCCCGGAGCCTCCGGGTCTTCCTTGAAATATGGAGGCCACTTTTCTTCTGGTTCTATCACCGTACTGCCAAAGATATTTCCGGTTTTCGTCATGTCGTGACCGTGCGGAGCAACCCCATATGAAGGATAACACCCCGCTTTGCACAACTCGTTCTGACATTCATCTCTCATCCCACCCTCCCTATATCAGTCCGCCACGAGACGGTATCATCTGTCTTGTACTGCTCTTTGACTTCATCCGGGAACTCGTACTTCGCTCTCGTCGAACGGCTACACCGGGCAAAGAAATCACCCACGATGAACTCGGCTTTCTTCTCGCCTAGCTCTTCTGCCTTTGCCTTAAACTGTGCTTTCACCTGTCCGTCTATTTTCTTGTACTCTTCTGCCGAGTCCTTTACCTCGTCGCGCCTTTCAAGGAGTTCACCGAGGGACTCATCATCTATCATCTGCACACCCGCACCCCAATCACGTCCAGAGAAACAGATGTGCCGGAACCCGCACCTCTCGCATATCTCGATGTCGTCTGTCGCGGGAGCGTCGATGTCCTCACGGTCAACGTACTCGTTTATTGTCTCCGCTTTCTGTAGCAGGCTCTCCGCGTACTCGTAGTCGAGGTCGCAGGGGACCGGTTTCATCTGGCCTGACACCTTGTTCTTGAAAAAGAAAACACCCTCCTCGTTATTCGTCATAAGCATATAGCTTTGTACCTGCCCTGCGTACTTTCTTATGTAGTAGCGCTTGTTATTCAACACGCTGTCGTAGTCAGAGATTGACGACCAGTTATATGGTGACATGGTTTTGCCTTCAAACGGGATTTCGATGGGAATATGAATCGGGTGTTGGCAAAACCCGTCGATGTGACCCGACATATCTATTTTTTTATTCCCCATGCTCTTTATGTGGTACGATCGCTGTGTCTGCGTGATGACAAAACCCGCCTCCTCCAATGCTCTGTTCATGGCAGGTTCGTGCAGGTTCCCTTCATCGAACACGTACTGCAAACCGACATCGTGTGGCAATCTGTCGCGCCATCTCAGTCTACACATTACGAGGAACCGCAGACAGTCATGGCCTATGTCCGAGGCTCTGTTTGTTGGGTAAGGGCTAACCCTTATCTTTCGCCGCTTCGCTTCGTCTAGGGCTTCTCGTATCGCCTGAGCGTCCATTTAGGAGTCCTCCTTGTCTTTTTTCTTGTTCAAAACAACTCCCATGCCGCGACAATCAGGGCAATCGTTGAGCGGCTCGTTTATCGTTTTCACAAGAGCCTTGCAATAGGAGTCTATCTTTTTCTTCAAATCCTCTTGGTTGTCGCCACGAAATCCTTTAATAGGCTCGTATCCTCCGTAGTTTTCAGGGGAAAATGTCATGGCGAAAACCTCGACAAGCCTCGAATTTCTGTAGCGTGTCTCATGTTTCGGTTTTCTTCGCTTATGCCAAAGATTTACATCAACCATATATTTCTCAACAACAGCAAGCGCAATTTTCTTTTTCACCGTAAAGCAAAAGTTGTAATCAGACGTTATTTCTGCGACTTCGTAATTCATGTGTTGCTTAATATACTGCCGGACGATTCTATAGGTTTGCCCTGATGTGAACTCGCATGGTCTCGCCGGAAGCAGTATATCGGGAAAGATAATCTTATCAATTAGCTGATGTTGAACTTCTCCCTCCTTTAACTTCGTGGTACCCTCGTTAGCCCATTGTGTTTTCTGGACATCATACGCAAACCCCTCGTATTCTCTTACCTCCTTTACCTCCATAAGCAAAACCCATTCAAATTCAACAGCCTCATTAACATCGTCTTGCTTGTCGCTTTCCTCCCGATACAGGGAGCGTAATTTTGAATATTCATCCCGCCATTCCGTGTACCCATCAACGATGTGTGTAACGACATCTTTTTCTAGCACCATTGGCGCTTTGTCAGATTGCATGTCTTCATCTATCAACACATACCTGTGATTTATGTCTGGCTGGCTCACGAGTTTTTCTATCTTTTTCGGCACCCCCTTCAATATGAGCCAATTTTTATGGCATGATTTTTTCGGCAATGCCCCGTCGAAAAATAATCTGCACAAGCCGTCTGAGTTGTATTTTCTATAGTTTTCCTTCTCCTCCTGAGCAACATAATATTTGTCCTCACACTTAATCGCAACAATCTTCATCACTCCCCCTCCCCGAGCAACAACCATACGTCCTCTTCGAGTATGAGTTGGCACTCTTCGCCATAGTAGTCTACCTCCATGCCTGCGTACTTGTCCATGAGTATCTTGTCGCCCACGGACACACAGACGGGTACTCGCGTCCCGTCATCCAGTCTGCGTCCGTTACCCACAGCCCGAACGTCCACAACAACTTGTTTCGTCTGCGCTGACTCCGGGATGTACAAAGTCCCGACTTTCTCAGCCGGATCAATCCGTTTCACTATCAGTCTGTCGCCGAACGGCACCAGTTCCATCTTCATCTCCTCCAAGAATAATAATTGCCCCAGCCAAGAGTTCTTCAACTTTTATGAGAATTTCTCTTGCTGACTTACTGCGGCATGTCGGGGTTTGTATTAGCTCTATGTCACGAGCCATCTTCAGCAGTTTGTCTTTGTCGGAAGCTGTTTTCTCGTTTTCAATTCTTTCGGCTTCTTCACGGATAGCTTTTGCCTCTGCGTCTTTCTTGGCCTGTAGTTCTGCCTCAACCTTAGCCCGCTCGCCAGCTTCCTTCTTTAGCTTTTCTTGATGGGCCTTCTCCTTCTTCCTCGCTTCTTCGAGAGCCTTGTCCTCGATAGCTTTCTTTTCCGCCTCAGACTTCTCCCTCTCTTTGCGTGCCTTATCTTCAAGTTCCCTCTGCTTTTTATCGGCCTCACGCCTCTGCTCGGCAAGTTTGCGTTCCCTCACTTCCGCTTCCTTCTTTAGCTTTTCATTCTCCTTGCGGACACGCTCTTGCTCTTCGGCCTGTCGCTTTTCCTCGGCAATCCTCTCTTCCTCCATACGAGCCTCAACCTCTCTGCGCTTGTCATCTTCCTCGGCCTTCTTCTTGAGTTCTACAAACTTCTCTTGACGCTCAAGATATTGCTCTGTCGTTTGGATGACAGCCTTGAGTGTCTTGGCTATTCCATCTATCAACTGACCCTCAAGAAGAGAATCTTTCTTCAAGTCTTTGCGGGTGTTCTCGACATCTATCCTTTTCTTCCGCAGTTCGAGCCGCCCCACACGGGCTATCTGCATATCCGATGTCTGCGCCTCGCTCGTAACAACTATCTCCTTTGCCTTCTTCTCCCAATCGGCAGCGCCATCGAAAAAACCCTTGAACTTGTCAAGGATTATTTGCGCCTTAGTCTTTTCCAGTCCGCTATCGTCCGCTAACTTCTGTAATTCGTTACTCATCACTCTCCCCCTCAAAGAATTTCTCAAGCGCTGTCGTTGTCAACCAGTAGAAAACTACCGGGATAACAAACACAATATTCTCGTACTGCCCGGACACGAGGGAGGCAATAGCTCCCCCGATTACCATGCCGAGCATCGTGAAAAGTCTGATGTTCGTCATTACTCAGCCGCTCCCGACTGACCCTTGTGCCAGTTCCGTATCTTGCCGAGCGTGGTACTAAGCCACTTGCCCGTCAACTGGTTCACGCTCGTAACGCCGGGGTTGTCGCCGAACTTCGTGGTCGCCTGCAAGAACTTCTTTGCCGCGTCCTCGGTCGGATGGAACTCCTTTATCATCTGCGCGATTTCCTTCTGGTGTTCCTTCTCGTCGCATGTCACTTCCTTCTTTCCCTTAAAGTCAACGCCCTTGCAATCCTCTTTCTTGATACCGACTCCCGAGAGTTCTTCCCACGTGAGGTTGTTAAGGCCGAGCATCTTACGGAGCGCCCTGCCGTGAAAGTTCGCCCGTGCTTTCTTCGTCATGGCGAGATAGTTCTCGTGGTCATCGCCCATGAACTTCTTTTCTTTGGCGTTCTTGTAGAACCCGCCCTCGTAGCTTGCCTCGATACCGAGTGCGCGTGAACCCATCTTGCCCTTGAAGATGACTGCCTGCACCACGCCCTTGTAACAGTCCGGGTCGTCAAGAGAAATCTGTGTCCCGTCTTCGTTTACCACGTACCCCTTGATGGTCTCTTTCCCGTCACGATCTAGCACCTCGTGGATACCGAATGGCCCCATGAAAACACTCACGCCGTCATCGTCCACAAAAGGCTTGCCGCCCTGGTTCGTGATGTTTGACGCTTTCAAGCGCTTC